GCGGGCGCGGGCGGAGATGTGGCGCAATGATGCCGAAGAGAGGAAGCGGGCGGCGAACGCAGCCACCGGCGGCAACTTGGGCGTGTATGATGAAATTCGCGCCGAAATCAATGCCCGCAATGACGATGCCGCGAACAAGGAGGCGGCGTTGAGGTTGCTCGCTCAATTAGAGCGCGCTGAAAACGCTTTCGGTTTGCCCGCCGCGCAACGCTTCAACAAGGCGCAGATTGAGGAAGTATTGCAAAGCATTGGGCGGCGATGCCGTGAGAATGGCGCGGTGCAATTCGAAGATATTGAACGCTTCTTTGATGACGTGTGCGCCGGCAAACGCGAAATCAAGTTTCTCACGCCTCAATCGCTACTCAAAGAATTTCAAGATTTCACGGATTTAGACGATGTAATTCGAATGCGGTGGTTTGCGCTCTCGGCAAGCCGGGAAGAAGAGCAACAAGCCGCCATTGAAGAGCAACGCCAACTCTTTGCGGAGCGAGAAGAGGAGCGTGAGCGGATTGAACGCAGCCGCAGCGCGTCACGCAGCGCAACGCCCACGCCTCTCGCAACGCTGATGCAACAAGCCGCAACGCCATTGCGAGCCTCCACGCCGGCACAGGCCGCGCAGCCGGCACAGGCCTCAACGCCTCCACGAGCCACGCAGCCGGCAACGCCTCCAACCGCCTCCACGCCGCCGACCGCCACGCCCACGCAGGGCAAGGAAGCAGCCACGAGCAGCCAACCCGATGCGGGCGGTGCGCTCACGCCCGAAGAGTGGCAAGCGGTGCAATACATTACGGGAATGCCATTAAATAGAAGCAAGGAAGTGGCGGGCGCGTTTGTTTTTCAATCGCGGAAAAATCGGAGTTTGCTGATGCCGAATTGGCGCGTGCGCTTGTTCAATGAAATCGGGCATTACGATGGTATGGTGGAGAAAGCACCCGGCAAGACGTTCGAAGAATGGATTGCACGCGAATAATTGGCAAAGAGAAAGGCGGTGCGTGGCAAAGAATGCATTGCGGAGAGATACCAAACACGAAACACGGCGTTTAAGGCCATTTTTAAGGCCGTAGAGCGCACCAAATATATTTTTCGATTATGGCAAAGGCAGACAATTTAAAACCCGTTAGACGCGGGGAAATTAGAAACCCACGAGGAAGCAGCGCAAAGGCTCGGGCGAACGCAGCGGTGCGCCGCGATGCGGAGGCCATTGTGGGCAAGATGTGCGCCGGCTTTATAAGTAAGGCGGGCGGCGTGGAATTATTGTTTTGGGAGAAGTTTTTGCTTCTCGCCAACGAAACGGAATGGGAGCAGGCGTTGCAATGTGACGCGCTACCTTATGCCGTTCGCGTCACGATGGAGGCAATTGAGCGCGAACGTGAAGAGGGGCGCGCCGCCACCATCAACGAAATCAAACGCCGGCTCTTCGGCACAAAAATCGTGGCGGAGATTTCGGCCACGAGCAGCGCGCCGACCTTACAAGATTGCCAATTTTTGATTATTGATGAAGCAAGCCAAATTGAAGAGGAGGCCGAAGATGAATAGAGTATATTGCACCCGCGTTTTTCGCGAAGTGGAGGATGCGTTTAATGCCGGCTACTCCACCATTTCGGCACAGGGCGGCTCACGCTCGGGCAAAACCTATAACATTGTTTTGTGGCTCGTGCGCTTTTGCTTGCGCAATCCCGGCACGAGCGTGAGCGTATGCCGCGCCACGCTTCCATCATTGCGAGGAAGTGCGATGCGTGACTTTATAGAAATCGTGCAAGACTTGGGCGTGTGGAATGGCCGTTGCTTCAATCGGTCGGCACTTGTATATACTTTTGAGAATGGGAGTTTCTTTGAGTTTTTCAGCGTGAGCGATGAGCAAAAAGTAGCGAGGCCGCAAACGTGAAATTCTTTTTGTGAACGAGGCCAANGAACTCACGGAAACCGAATTTCAGCAACTCCAATTGCGTACTACATTGCTCGCAATCTTGGATTACAACCCGTCTTTTTCCGAAGAGCATTGGTTGGTGCGCCTCAACGCCCGCCGCGAAGTATATCATTTCATTACGACCTATAAAGACAATCCATTTTTGGCCAAATACTTTCCGCGTGTGGTCGCTGAAATTGAGAGNCTGAAAGAGAAGAATGAAAGCCTTTGGCGCGTGTATGGCTTGGGCGAACANGCGCAGATTGAGGGTTTGATTTTTCCCGATNTTGAAGTGATTGAGCGCGTGCCGAAAGATATGCCGAAAGCGCGGCATTTCTTCGGCGTGGATTATGGCTACTCAAACGACCCGACCGCCATTGTTGANGTNGTTTTGAATGATGCCGACAAAACCGCCTATCTTCGCGAAGTATGTTACAGGCGTGGAATGTTGGCACAAGAGATTATTGATGTATTTAAGAGAGAGCCACGATACAAGGTTATTAGCGAAAGTGCCGACCCGCGATTAGTTGATGAGATTTATAACGCCGGTATNAATATCCACGCAGTAAAGAAAGGCGCGGGGAGCATTGAGGCGGGCATTACGGCGATGCACGGGTGGCGGCTTTACGTCACGCAGGGGAGCGCGAATGTGTTGCGTGAATTTCGCAATTATACCTATCAACGTGACAAGGAGGGCAAATGGCTCAACGCTCCAATTGATGCCTTTTGCGATGCGATTGACGCTATTAGGTACGTCTTTCTTTCCGAAGTNCTCGGGCGGCGCACCGGCGGCGGCTCACGCGCTCACGTTCCTCTCTTGTATGGCGAAGAATTAGACCGCGATTATTACAGGGAGGAGCGACCGCGCCGCCGAAGCAATGTTTACTTTTGAACTCCACGCCCGCCACCATCAACGGCGGGCAATTTTTTTGCACTTTGTTTGCTCAATCCGCAAAGAAGATTTACCTTTGCANCGAAATAAGATGCGAGAACGCCGAAAAAGCCAAAAAATTGGCCGTTTTGTTACTATTTTGTTACTCCACCTTATACAAACACGGCGTTTCTCGCTCTTTTTCAACAAGATAGGTGGTAATATATTATTTTTCCCGATGAAACCGCTAATTTTGGACCCCAAAAACTTGCGGATTGAGGACTTCGATTATCCGCTGCCCGACACCCGCATTGCCAAGTATCCCGTCGAGCCGCGCGACGCGTCGAAGCTGCTGCTTTATCGCCGCGGCAATATCGCCGAAGACCACTTCCGCAACGTGGCCGACTATCTGCCCGCCGGCGAACTCGTCGTGTTCAACAATACCCGCGTCATCTACGCCCGCCTGCATTTCCACCGCGCCACGGGTGCCCACGTCGAAATCTTTTGCCTCGAGCCCCTCGCGCCGGCCGACTACCAGCTCTCGTTCGCGCAGGGCGGCAGCGTGGAGTGGGCCTGCCTGATTGGCAACGCCAAAAAGTGGAAGGGCGACGTGCTCGAACTGCCGTTCAGGGTGGGGGAGAAGGCGCTCACGTTGCGGGCCCACCGCGGCGAAGCCCTTGCGAGCGGCTGGCGCGTCAAGTTGGAGTGGGGCGACGACGCCGTCTCCTTTGCCGAGGTGCTCGATGCCATCGGCGAACTGCCCATCCCGCCCTATCTGAATCGCGCCACCGAGGCGGCCGACCTGCAGACCTATCAGACGGTCTATTCCAAGGTGAAAGGCAGCGTGGCGGCTCCCACGGCGGGGCTCCATTTCACGCCGTCCGTGCTCGCCGCCCTCGATGCCAAAGGCGTGCGGCGCGAAGAAATCACGCTCCACGTTGGCGCCGGCACCTTCCGCCCCGTCAAGTCCGACACCATGGCCGGCCACGCTATGCACGCCGAACACTTCGCCGTCACGGCCCACAATCTGCGCGCCCTGCTCGATGCCGACTGCGCCTGCACGGCTGTGGGCACCACGTCGGTGCGCACGCTCGAGAGCCTCTACTATCTCGCCGTGCTTCTGCGCGAAAATCCCGATGCCGACAACCTGTGCGTGCCGCAATGGATACCCTACGGCGAACTCCCTGATTTAGAGACGCGCGACGCCCTCGAGTTCTTGCTCCGCCACATCGAGAGCCGCGGCCTTCCCGCCCTCCACGCCGCCACCCAAATCATCATTGCGCCGTCCTACCGCTTCCGCC